GCAGAAAGAAAATTATCTGTAAGTAAAACTAAAATCAACGCACAAGAATTATTTTTTGATATTTTAAAAGAAAGAGCAGAAACAGGTCGTATCTATATAATGAATATTGACCATTGTAATACTCACTCATCTTTTAAAGATACGGTTACAATGAGTAACCTATGCCAAGAAATAACATTACCAACCACTCCAATCCAACATATTGATGGTGAAGGTGAAATTGCTTTATGCATTTTATCTGCCATCAATGTTGGTAAGATAAACAAAAGAGATGAACTAGAACCTTTATGTGATTTAGCAGTAAGGGCACTTGATGAAATTATTGATCATCAAAAGTATCCGATTGACGCTGCTGAAAAATCTACAAAGGCACGTAGAAGTTTAGGTATTGGTTATATAGGTCTTGCTCATTACCTTGCAAAGAAAGGTTATAAGTATGACCAGAAACTTGCATGGAGACAAGTAGATAAATTAACCGAGGCATTTCAATATTATCTATTACGTGCTAGTAATGAACTTGCAAAAGAAAAAGGCAAGTGTTCTTTTTTTGATAGAACAAAATATGCAGATGGTATATTACCTATTGACACATACAAAAAAGATGTTGATGAGGTAGTAAAAAGAGAACTTACTTACGATTGGGAATGGTTAAGAGGTGAGATTAAGAAAAACGGTTTAAGACACTCAACACTATCGGCACAAATGCCATCAGAATCTTCAAGTGTTGTTTCAAATGCAACAAATGGTATAGAACCACCAAGAGATTTTATAAGTGTTAAGAAATCTAAAAAAGGTCCTTTAAAACAAATAGTTCCAGAGTATAGTAAATTAAAAAATTATTATACACTATTATGGGATATGAAAGGAAACGAAGGATATATAAATATAGTTTCTGTAATGCAGAAATATTTTGACCAGGCTATATCAGGTAATTGGTCATACAATCCTGAAAATTATGAAGATGGACAGGTGCCTGTATCAGTAATGGCACAAGACTTATTACAAACTTACAAATTGGGTTGGAAAACAAGTTATTATCAAAACACATATGATAGTAAAAAAGATGTTGACGAACCAAGTCATCCTATTGGTTGGCAAGATAATGTTCCAGAAGAAAAGAAAGAGGGGGAATCACAAGAGGACTGTGATTCTTGCACAATTTAATGAAGACGGTATTTAATAAAACAAAAGGTTTAGACTTTACAAAACAACCATTGTTCTTTGGTGAAGACCTTGCTGTTCAAAGATATGATACAATGAAGTATCCTATATTTGATAGATTAGCACAACAGCAATTAGGTTTCTTCTGGAGACCAGAAGAAGTATCTTTACAAAAAGATAGAAACGATTACGGTCAATTATCAGAAGCACAGAAATTTATATTTACTTCTAATCTTAAATATCAAACAATGTTAGATAGTGTTCAAGGTAGAGGACCTTGTCTTGCTTTCTTACCTTTCTGTACTAATCCTGAATTAGAAGGTGCTATTGTAGCGTGGGACTTTATGGAAACAATTCATAGTAGAAGTTATACATACATCATTAAAAATTTATATTCTAACCCAGCAGACGTTTTTGATACTATCATTGAAGATAAGAAAATAGAAGAAAGATCAAAGGCAGTAACCGAGGCATATGATAAACTAATCAATTTAGGTTATAAATGGCATACTGATCCAAAGTCTGTTGATATGTATGAGTTAAAGAAAGCATTATGGCTTGCAATAGTGACGGTTAATGTATTAGAAGGTTTAAGATTCTATGTATCGTTTGCTTGTTCATTTGCTTTTGGCGAGTTAAAACTTATGGAAGGTAGTGCAAAAATATTATCATTGATTGCTAGAGATGAATCACAACACCTTGCAATGTCACAGCAGATTATCAAAGCATATCTTACAAAAGAGAATGATAAGGTAATGAATAAAGTTATTAAAGATACACAAAAAGATGTTTATAAAATATATGATGACGCAGTATCACAAGAAAAAGATTGGGCAACTTATTTGTTCTCTAAAGGTTCTATGATAGGTTTATCAGAAAAACTATTACATCAATATGTAGAGTATATTGCAAATAGACGGATGAGAGTAATAGGATTAGAGCAAAAGTATGAACAATCAAGTGCAAACAATCCATTACCTTGGACACAACATTGGTTTAATAGCCACTCCCTACAAAACGCACCACAAGAAACTGAAATAGAAAGTTATGTTATTGGTGGTCTTAAACAAGACGTTAAGAAAGATCAATTTAAGACTTTCAAACTATAATGAATAAACAACCAATCTTTTTTGGAGAGATTTTCCATCTGTTGAAAAACAGGCGACACGTTTTTGAGTATGACAACACAGACATACCTAAAAAAAACGTGATTGAAGACTTATTATGGAAAGCATGGAAGGTAACACCATCTAAAAATAGTTTTATGCCATATCATTGTTATGTATTAGGTCCTGATAAGGGAAACGAAAAACATAAGATATGGTTAAAAAGTGTAAACCATAAAGAAAAGATAGACGAGAAATATAATAACTATGAAAAAGGAAACAATCCTTTCTTTAGACATTTAGCCTCAGCACCTTATCTATTAATGTTCTCTCAAAGAGTTTGTGAGCCTAATGAGCATTATAGAAAAAGAATAGAAAATGGTGACTATTATGAGCAAATGCACGAAGACCAACTAGGTAATATAGTGGATACAACTGCTATAGAAGTGGGTATGTGGATGGCGAATTTATCTGCCTTTGCGTTAGAGAAAGGTCTAAATACATCTGTAATCAAATGCTATCCAAGTCAAGTATCTGGTTGGAAAGATTTTCCTTGGATTAAGCATCCTGTTGTATGTATCGCTACAATAGGTAAGGCGAAAACTTTACGTAGAGAAGTTATGACCGAGATACAAAAAAAAGACGATAAAAAACCAGAACCAGAAGAAATAATAAAGTGGATTTAAATGGACGATAAAGATAACAAAATACAAATAACTTGCAATACTTGTGATGTATCTTATTGGGTAAAATGGACAGAGGAAGACGCTGAACCTACCACTTGTCCTTTCTGTGGTGCTGACACTTCAATAGACGAAGAGGATGCTATATTTGATGACGAAGAAGACAAAGACGATTGGAATTGATTATAGTTTAAGTAGTCCTGCTATATGCGTATGTAGAGGTGAATTTAAGTTTGATAATTGTAAGCTATATTATCTAACAAATGTTAAAAAATATGACGGCAAATTTTATAATGGACAAATAGATGGCAGATTACATTTACCCTATACCACCGAGCAACAACGACACGACCAAATATCAGATTGGGCGATTTCTGTTATTGGTACTGCTATTGGTAATATTTTTATAGAGGGATACTCATACGGTAGTAAAGGACTTGTATTCAATCTAGCAGAGAATATGGGTGCTCTCAAACACAAACTATATAAACTCAATAAACGATTTAAAGTCATAGTACCAGGCCAGATCAAAAAGAATGCTACTGGCAAAGGTAATGCAGACAAATTAAAGATGTATGAGCAGTTTAAAGCAGATACAACCATAGATTTAGTCAAAGAATTTGATCAAACCAAACTCAATAATCCAGTAACCGACATTGTGGATTCATATTATATTGCAAAATATGGTGCGAATCAATAGATGTTCTCGTTTTGTTCTCATATAATACCCTATAATACCCTAAAAATCGCATAAAATATAGGGTTTTTTTGCTTGACTATTCAGGTCTTTTATGATAGTATAATACTATATGAGAGAAAAAATGAATGGTTATTTTGCAGTTGCCTTAAATAAGAACGACTCAAAACTAGTATCTACTAAAGGAACATTTCCTATCGTAGTATCAGATCATATTACACTTGCTTATAAACCATCAAAAAGAATTTACAACAAATACAAAAAATTAATCGGACATAAAGTCGGTGCAATAATAGAAGGTTATAGATCAAATGACGCTATTGACGCTTTATGGATTGGTAAAATGATTGATATTGATACAGACAAGAATTTAAAAAGACATAATGACGGTGCTGCCCATATAACTTTATCACATAAAAAAGGTTATAAACAAGGTGACGCTAATTCAATGTTTATTGATCCTACAATTAAACAAAACAGTTTAGGTTATGTTGAAGGTGTAGTAAAATATTTTGATTACAATAAAGGAGTAAAATAATGAGTGAATATTTTAAAAGTTTTAATATAGTTTATAAGAGAGAATATATTGATTCAGAGGACCAACACGATCCTAATTTCTTTATTGGTAATTCTATATACAAAAATGTTCCTATTGAGAAGATTAAATTTTATAGAAGAAGATTGAGTGCTATTCATAAAATTTTAAATAACTCTTTTAAAGAAGACGCTACGAACTTTACTGGTACTACAGGTATAGAAATTGTATATCCAGATGAGTATTACCAAACTTATGAAGATGTATTTGGTGACTCTGCTATAGGTGATAAGAACCTTTGGAATGATTATGGTCAACAATATGAAAGACAAGGTTTTAGAAAAGACTTTGATCCTGATTTAACTAAAAATTACAAAACAAGAAAAGATTTTAAATACAACACAATACAATAGAGAGGAAAATATGAGAGAACATTTAACAACAATTTTTGCCGTAGTATTCGTAATGAGTATGGTCGGTGCAACAGGTGCCATAGAGGCAGATCAATGGTTGCTCGGTGCAGTATTATCATTAGTCGGAATATCTACTGGTGCTTTAACATTATACTTACAAGGAGGAAAATATGAGTAAAATAGAAACAGATGTATATACATTTAAAGATGATGTAGGTAAAAACCTATACAGAAAGAAAACTTACTATACACTTGTTGTTGAACAAGATGTATTGGCAAAAGATAAAGATGAGGCTGATCAAAAGTTTTTAGATCACGGTGGTTTAGACCATGGTAAGGTTAATAAAGACTTGGCACAAACAAGTGATGGTGTTGAAACCTATGTTGTGGATGCTAACTATACTGATTCAGATACTACAAAATATCTTGGTAAAGTAAAATATGATGATGACAATTTCCATCAAACTTTAGAGGAAGCAGTTGAGGCAGAAGATATCCATATTGATAGTTGGGCAGATGAAGACGAACCTCACCAATTAACTAAAATAAAATTAGTTGAACCATCGCTAAATGATTTAGTAAAACAAAAAGAAGAATTTCCAAATAGAGAAATTGATAGATTTGGACCAGAAGAAGACAATTATGATGAAGTTAAACAAAAAGAAGAATCAGATATTGATATTGCTTTAAATTTAGAGGCAGAAAGTCAAAAAGGTAAATAATGGGTTTTGATTTTTTCATATTACTTCTTATAATTGCTATCGGTGCTTACGTAGTATCTAATTTTACCCATATTACGTTTATATTCAACAATACAATTAGAAGTTGTAAAGTATATTTAGAAAAAGTAAGAGATTTATTAAGGAAATAGGGTGCTTGACAATTTGTTAAAAATGTTATATAATAAGATAATGTCAAAAAAGACTAAAAGATTCAATAAGTGGCAAAAGGTCACTAGACCCACATTTACAAGAACACTACAAGGATTTGAAAGACCAGATTATACATTAGATATAAATGGTATCAAAAGAAATTCTATACCAACAAGTGATAGAATCCCAGGCGCTTGTGTAAAGAGAACTTTACCACAAGTAAAATTGCCTGAAGGTAAAACCATCGGTATCGCTTACAACAAAGGTAATTACCAAGTTGTTGACGCTGCTGATTTTAAAACAATGGGAAAGAAGATATGAAGAAATCTATACTAACATTATTTGCTGTAATGTTTATTACATCAGCAAATGCAGATACGAAGACAATTACTCCACAAGAGTTTGCTCAAAGTATTAGTCAGATTCCTAGTAATGTATCCTCTGCTGTGAAAAACGAGTGGGAGAAAACAAAGGAATTTCAAAAAAATAGTTGGGACAATGCCAAAAAACAATGGCCTTGGAACAAAATCTTTAAAGGAGACAATGCTTCATAGTATTGAAGATTTTTGTAAGAAGATTGAAAGTATTGCTGATCAGGCAAGGAGATTAAAAGAACTATCTCAAAAACCTGATCAGGATGCTCAAATCAAGGAAACCGTTGCAGATATACAAATGCAATGCAGAAACGTTGGAAATGAAGGAAAACAATAAGTGCGACATTTTGTGCTATTTACTATATTAAATAAGTATGATACAATTAATGAATAAAATAACAAAAGGACTATATTATGATAACTAAAGAAACTATATTTGAAGAATTTAAGATTGCAAAAGAAAAAGATATTGCAAAATCAACAACTAAACCACCATACGAGAATGTTTTTACAAACAGAATCAAAGTATTAGAATCACATAGGGACGCAAAAAGAGGAAATCCTAATCAATACAGAAATTTAGATATTAACTTTGATAATTTGATACTTGCATATAGAAGTCCTGTGCCAGTTGATCATTTTTACAAAATCGGTTTTGGTAAGACACTTTCAGAATACGAACACGATAAAAGACTGAAAGAACTAACTGAAAAACAATTAGAAAGAGAAGAATTAAAAAAACAAAAAGAGAAGGAAAATGTTAAAGAAGTTTCTTTTAATTAGTAGTTTGTTGTTGCTCTCTAACTGTGCCAGCAAACAGTCCTATATTGGTGCATCCACTACAGCGGCTGTTGCTGGGGCGGCATGTTGGCAATACATATCAGACAATCCTGCTGTTGTTGCTACTTGTGCAGTTGCAGGATCATTTAAAGGTGCAGATATTATGGACGGTGAAACAGATGACCAATTAATGACAAGAGCATTTATAGATCATTTAGAAAACGCTCCTAATAGTCCAGGTTTTACTACTTGGCAGAACCCTAAATCACAATCAAGTGGTATCATTAAGACGACAGGATTCTATTTAAAAGGTCCTATTAAATGTACTATGGTTGAAACAACACACGATCAGAATTTAGATAATACAAGATTCTTTGATTCAATACTATATGGTAATCCGTATAGAAAAATGTTATGGCACGAAGTATGTAAAATGCCTGACGGAAGGTATTTGGTAACAAATCAATGATTAGATTATTAGTAATTTTTATAAGTTTAACATTTTTTACTCCAGCAGTTGCTGAAGATTCATTTGAAAACACAATGAAGAAGATTGATAAATTAGAAGGCAAACATATTAAAGTAGAATATGACAAGATTCAACCATTAAAAGATCAGTATTGTTTTATTAAGATCAATATTAAAGAAATTAATGGTGAAATAGTTAAAGAGGAAGTTGTAGAATGTGCAGACGGCCGAAAGGCATATGACGGCCCAACGTATTGGGAGTTGTTTGCTCAATTTTACTATGGCGATATGAATACGCCTGCTTATTGTAGATATTATGAAAGGCCAAGCCATGCCTATCATAAACCTGGCAAAGTTTGCCTTGATAAAAATGGTAATTGGGAGGTGAGAAAGTGATTAAATTTATATTCACTATTACAATCTTATGGGTAGCCATTGCTTTTGCGTGGGAACCCTTCACTACAACGGTTGAGAAAACACAGGCTGTTGACAAAACTAAGGAATTAGTGTATAATGTGTTTAATAAAACAAAGGAGAAGGTGAAAAATGAGTAATATACTCAAATATATAATGATCGGAAGTATGGCATTGTTATTAACTAATTGTGCTTCAAATACTTACAAGATAAAACAAGAAAAGGATAAACAAGTCCTTAAAGTCCCATCTTGGTATATGAACGATTATTCCGAGAAAAAAGAATGTGGTACTACTAGATTTGGTAAAAACAAAAATAAAGAGTGCATATTCGGTGTGGGAACTTCAGTATCGCCTGACCTAGAACTTGCAATTGAAAAAGCATTGTTAATTGCTAAGGCAGAGGTCGCTGATAAAGTAAAAGGTGAAATGAACAAGAAAGCAAAAATATTTACAACAGAATTAGGCAAGAACTTGCAGAAAACTGTGGTGACAGATGTTGAAACAACATTAGTGAATATCATTAAGAACACACCTGTTAGAGGATACGAAGTATGGAAACAAGAAGTGACTCTTACAAAGAATGGTTATTACCGTGCATGGATAGGTATGAAATTACCTATGGGTGAATACAATAAAATGTATAACTACTCGGTAGAAACTGTGGTGGACGCTTTCAAACTCAAAGAGATCGCTCAAAAAGCGTATGATGAGGTTGAGATAATTGCTAATGAGCAATAAGATAATAATTTATTCAAAGCCTAATTGCACATATTGTGTAAAGGCTAAAAACCTAGTGAAGACTCTAGGCTTTGAATACGAAGAAAAAATGTTTGGCAAAGACTTTAAGTCGCCAGACGAATTGTTTGAGGCCGTAGGGAAACAAGTAAGAACTATGCCTCAAATAGTTATAGATGATAAACACATCGGTGGGTATAACGAATTAGTAGAATATTTTTCAGACAAAGGTCTGGTTAATTTTAAAGGCGAAAAGATATAATGTCAAAATTGAATACATTAATATTATTGATACTTCTAACAATTGCTATCTATAATACAATTTCAATTACAAAATTACAAGACGAAGTATTTTGGCCTGAAGGTATGATGAAACCATTAATGAAACCATTAGGCAATAGAGGATGATGACAAAAGAATCTGACAAAGATAACATAATCATCTTTCCTAAAATTCCAAAACAAAGGAATCCAAAGACAGAGCAATTAGACGCTAAGAGGCAAGAGATATTTAGACAGACTCATAATAAGATATTTGTTCAGGCCATCGCTGAAGAAATACAAGAATCAAATTTATTGAGATTCAAAGATGAAGGATTTAATCTAACTAACCCAACATTTCTAAAAGATTACAAAATGTTAAGTGAGGCATTGAACTCATTGCTATATAGGCAAGTCCATATGGGCCATCACTTACAAAAGAGAGTTGATAAAGCAATAACTACAAAAGGTAAAGGCAAAGATTTATATGCCATTACAATTGACTATGACAAATTTTAAGAATTACATAAAGAACCTTGTAATATTTCATACTACTGATGGCAAGAGTATGATCTCTAAACAATGCCACAATATAGAAAAGGAGATTTAAACAATGTTTAAATTTTTACAAAACGACTCATTAAGAGTTGTATCAAAATCAAAAAAAGTATCTACAAGAGGTAGAAAAACTTTATCAAAAAGAACAAAAGTTATGAACCTTTTGTCAAAAGGGGCTCCAGTTGCTTGGAAAACTTTAAGAACTAGATTCGATCTAGGTTCGCCAAGAGCTTTAGTTGATACTTTAAGATCAGAAGGAAATATGATCTATATCAATAAATCAGCACAAGGAACTACTTACAGATTAGGTGTTCCAACAAAAGCGATTATCGCTGCTGGAATCAAAAAGTTATACGGGACTCCGTATGCTTACAATAATGCGTAATTCTCTCAACGCATAAATAATACTAGTGTGGGCGGAGAAGCGAGAGTGGAACCCGCCCCACTACCTAGATAACAAAATGAGGAGGGCAATATGCCAACAAATACACAAACATTAAATATGACCATGGGAACTGAATCTTCAGCTGCCCCATTGATCCATGAAATTTTAACCAAAGTAAATAACGCAAAAGATAAACCTGCTAAAATCGCAGTTTTAAAAAAGAACGATTCCGTTCCTTTAAGACAAATTTTAAAAGGTGCATTTGATCCTAATATTAAATGGGATTTACCTGAAGGAGTTCCACCATTTAAAAGAAATGACGCTCCAGCAGGAACAGAACACTCATCATTATTTTCAGAAGCCAGACGATTATGGCATTTTGTAAAAGACGCAGACCCTAATATATCAAAATCAAAAAGGGAAATGATGTTTATTCAATTGCTAGAAGGTCTACAAGAAGATGACGCAGACCTAATGATCGCAGTTAAAGAAAAGACTTTAAATAAAAGATATAAAGGTCTTACAGAAGCTGTGGTTAAAGAGGCATTTGGTTGGAACGAGGATTACAAAACAACCCAATAGATAAATATTATAGAGTGATTCTATAAAATACAACTTTAGGGTGCAGAACAAAAGTAGAACATCTACTTGACAAGTTGTCGCACCCTAAAACACCCTTTGAAATACACGATAAATTAGACCATTTTTTGCTTGATTTCCTTGTTGAATTATGATATTATTATCATATGAAAACAACAAAAGGAGATATATAATTATGTCAAAAACAAAACAATGGGCAGAAGATACTGCTGAAAACAAAGTTGATAATATTATTGCCAAACTAACATCTGGCGAAATAGATAGATCAACTGCTAAGTCTAAAATTATGAAAGTTGATAATTTAGAATTAGTCGGAATTGATGAACACAATGTTGATGAAGTTATTTACGAGGCACACGCTAATGCGTAAATCATTTTTAACATTATTTTTAGTATTTGTTTATATTTGGTCTTGGTCTATATTCAATGCTGTGAATGCTGCTGAGAATAAGACTCAAGCAATTATCGGCCATGTTATTACAGAAACCATTAAGGGGACTGAAATTGATAAGATGGCAATATTAGAACAAGAATTGAAATTATTAAGTCATAAGACAGCGCTTGATATGATCAAGTTGATTGAGAATAGATTGCCTGATATATTAGAAGGCATTGCTGCTGAATTAAGATTAAAATCAGACGCAAAACTAAAGTGTGAATTATTAAAAAACGGAGGTATGAAGGATGGATGTATCTAGTATTAATAACTTTTTACAATTAATCTATACCTATATACCACAAGAGTTGTTGATTATAATTCTTGCTTGTTTAGTTTCGGGAATATTTTTTAAAGGGGAAGATGAAAAGAAGAATACCTAAAAAATTAAAACTTAAAAGAAAACTCAAAAAGGAGTTTGTAAATAATCGTAGATATATTACGACCTATAAAGACATTAAGAGATATTTTAAAACGTTAAACTCCGTTATATTTGATAGTAGGTTATCCCCATTTGGTAAAATAGAAATAAAGAATTTAGAAAGAGAAAAATGTATAGGACAAGTTGTAACCTTTGAATGGAAAAGAAAAGGAACAAGACTATACAAGTTGGAGATGTTGCCAAAATATCCTAACTTCAAAGATTTTTTGGACACTTTAGTCCATGAAATGGTGCATTTATATCAAATGCAAAATTTAGGTGACACAGGTAATCACAATGATTTATTTTGGTCGTTTGAACCAAAAGTAAATTATGTAGGGTTAAGGTTATAAAATAAGAAAGTATATTATGAAAGACAATGAAAAGAATCATATTGACGAGTGGTTAGTTAAAGAGATTAAAAAAGGTATTAATACCATTGAGGCAGTATCAAAAGGTCCTAAAGGTAAGATAACATTATATTACACAGGCCATTTACAGAAAGATATTTACAACAATTTTCCAGGTAGAACTAGTAAAAAGATATTTAAAGGTTATAGAGACCATTTAAAGAACGATAGATTATTATTCAATCAAAAAAGATTTATGAATGATGGCTATGAATATTATGTAAGGAGAATATGAAAATACTAAAAGCACACAAAGAAATACTACAAGAACTAATTAAAGGTAAAGGTTATTTTAAAACACCGACATTACCTTATTCACATACTGATAAAAAAGAAGTATTAAATTTATTAGTGCAGTTATACTTAAAAGGTTTATTAACCTTTCAAAGACAATATGATGTGCCATTAATTGGACCATCAAATGAACATCTAGTAAGATTCAAATGGTATGATGTAATGATAGATAAAAAGAAATCAATATCAGACTTAAAACAGGTAGTTAAAAATGGCAAAATTTAATTGGCAAAAAGCAATGGATAAGGCTTGGTTTTATACAAAGATATTCTTTGCAGTATTAACTTTAATGGTTGGTTCTTATTATTACGGTACATATAAACCTAACAAAACTGCTATCGCTCAAGTGAACGAAGAACTTGATATATTTTATATGAATAAAATAGAAGAAATGGAATTACAAGAACCTGAATTTACATATGCTAATGAAACTCAATTTATTAGGGCAATGCATAAGTGTATTAATTATGTGAACTTTACTACACCTAAACATTTAAGAGTACCATATGAAATGATTTTAGGTCAGGCAGCATTAGAGTCTGGTTGGGGTAAAAGTAGATTTGCAACTGAAGGTAATAACTTATTTGGAATTAGAACTTGGACAGAATCAACACCACATTTATTACCAGTAGGTATTGAAAAGTGGCCAGGTTGGGGTGTAAGAGTATTTGCTAGTAAATGTGATAGTGTAAAAGAATATATAAGATTATTAAATACACATCCTGCTTACGAAGAATTTAGAGAGTTAAGATTAAGAACTAACGATCCGATTGCATTAATTAAAACACTTGATAAGTTTTCAACAACTGCTGATTATGATAAAAGAGTTATAAGAATGATTAAAAAAATAAGAAAGTTAGAGGAGAAATAATGTTAGATATAGAACACGGAATAGCATTGTTTTTTATCGGTATGACTATAACGATTGTAGGATTTACAATTGCTTATTCAATTGCAAACTATTATTATAAAAAAGAACAATCAAAAAAAAACAGACCACATAATCCTGTGTATGATCTTTTTAAAGATATGCCAGGACATAAACTAGGAGAAAAAGATGAGTGAAGACGTATTAGGTTTTTCATCACACGACTGGCGTAAAAATACAGATGACGCTGTTATTGAAGATGGTGAACACATTTTAAAAGTAAATGATAGTAGGGTTCTATTTAAAAATCCAAAAACATTAAGAGAAGAATCGGTTGATGTATCCAGATTAGTTAGAGTATATGTTAATAATAAGGAGACTCACAAAAGGAGTGTAAAATGAATTATGCTCAATCAGATAATCACAAAAGAAATGTAAGAACTTTAGCAGAGGATGCTAAAGGCAAGAAGATGACTCGTAAAGTTGATTTATGGGAATACGAAGACCTTGCTACTTGCATTAGGTCAGACCAAGTCCCTGCTAGTGAAATCGCAGAAATATTTACAGATAAGACATTTTATAAGTGGTATAAGAAGAAGTATTGGACTAATAAATAGTACATTATGTTCTTAACACTATTAACATTTATAAGTGCGATAGCAATATCTTTAATAGCGGCAGGTTATTCTATATTAGGACTTGCAACATTATTTGCTGGGGCAGTTGTGCCTATCATAGCAATGGGTAGTGCATTAGAAGTAGGTAAGTTAGTTGCTGCTTCTTGGTTATATCATAACTGGCGCTCAGACATACCTAGGGCATTAAAAGCATATCTATTTACAGCAATCATTGTATTAATATTCATCACATCAATAGGTATCTTTGGTTTTCTATCAAAGGCACACCTAGATCAAGTTAGACCAACAGGTAATAATGCAGTACAGATAGCATTAATAGATAAACAAATAGACCAACAGAATCTTATTATAGATAGAGCAGAGAATACACTTGATAGATTAGACAAGGCATTAGATGTTTATATTGCAAAAGAATATGTCAGTAGAGGTCTTAAAGAAAGAAAAAAGCAGAAAGAAGAAAGAGATTTTTTAAATGCTGAAATTAAGAAGGCAATGGATGAGATTGCTAGACTTACTTCAGCAAAAGGTGATATAGAAATAGAACAATTAAAAATAGAGGCAGATGTAGGTCCTTTAAAATATGTTGCTGAATTAATATATGGTGAAGAAGGTGCTAAAGACCATTTTGATGAAGCAGTTAGAATTATTATATTGATATTGATATTTGTATTTGACCCACTTGCAGTATTACTATTAATTGCTGCTAACATATCATTAAGACAATGGAGACAAAAGAGAGAATATAATAAAACTAGTAAGCAAAGAGATTTACATAAACGAATCGAAGCACTTCAAAAATCAAATAAGAAACTTAAAATCTATAAAGATTTAACAAAAGAATTTGGTGATAATCCAGATGAAATCAAGTTAAAACTCAATCAAATATACGACTGGAATGAAAAAATGTAGTGCTTGACTTTATAGTCAAATTGTTATATAATAGTAGTTATGAATATAGGATTAGCAAATGCCAGGTAAATGGGATGGTAGAAGTAGAATACCCACAAAACAATACAAGGAAAATTATGACGAAATCTTCGGTAAAAAAAAGAAAAAAAGAAAGACAAAAAATATACGAAAGAAATCCTAATACAGGAGTTATTCGTTGGAGATATACAGATGAGTCACCTGATAAATTTGGGTGGCCAAATTACGGAAGAATTTTAAAGAATAAATAATACAATGCAAAATATTATTAGTTTTATACAAACAAATATGAACTTCTTAAATGATATTCAGGCGTATCATTGGCAAACAAAGTCGTATTCTGAACACGAAAGTTTAGGAGAGTTTTATACATCTTTCAATACCTTAAATGATAGGTTTGTTGAAACATGGCAAGGCAAAACTCACCAGAGAATAAACTTTAGTGCTGAATTAAGACCAGGCATAATGAACTATGCTGACAATAGACAAGTTTGTTCAGAGGTTTGCAAAACAGCAGATAGGATAAACGAGATTTACAAAGAGGTTGATGGTCCCGATTTACATAGCATACTAGAAGATATGCTTGAGGCGACAAGTCAATTATGTTTCCACCTCACTCTCAAATAAATGCCACTATATACATTTTACAATAAACGTAGTAAAAAAGAATTTACTGAAATGATGACCATTTCAGAAATGGAATCATACCTTAAAAAGAATAAACACATACAGCAAAGAATACAAGCAATCAATATTGTTGGTGGTGTGTCAGGAATAAGTTATAGAAGTGATCAAGGTTGGAATGAAGTTAAATCAAAGATAGCAGAAGCACACCCAACATCACCTTTTGGTAGAGCAAATAGACGAAGAGGAATCAAAGAAGTTAAGACCGAACAAGTGGTCAAAAAACACATGGATAGACAACGTGGAAAAAATAAATAGTATAGAAATAGAACAAAGCGAGCAACTGAACAACAACGGCCGTATGCCTGAGTCTAATAAGTCAATCCGCTTCTTGTTCAAATCATTAATAGGCAGAGTGTTCTGCTTGAAGATTCTGCCTATAATATTCGCAGGATTATTAGTATCTGGTTGTATAGGAGAAACACTATTTACATTAGGTCCAATCAACTATAAACAATCAGATATGGTAACCACACCATATAAACTATATCAATTAGACAAAAAAGCAAAAGAAGCAAAAGAGAAGAAGGAGAAAGCAGATGAGTGATATACCAGATTTTATGCGTGAGTTTGATACCGATGTAGATTATGGTTTCACACCAGTAAGCAAAAAGCCTGCTGAAGAAACAACAAGTAATAATAATGTTGATAATTTAGAAATCGCAAAAATCAAATCAGATGTATCTAGCATTAAATCATCAATGAGTGAGATAATGCAAATCGTAGCAGAGAAGGATGACGTTAATAAAGAGATACAAGACGCAGATACAAACAAGAGATTTAAAGAAATTGAAAAGACTATGTTGCCGTTTTTATATAATCTTTCAAAGTCTAACGAACCTTATATACATTGGCCGAATAGAGGTCCAATTATCAAGGCACAGATAGACAAATTAATGAAACTAACCAGGGGGTAGTATGTTAGAAATCAAGGCACATCATAAAGAACTAAAGAGAGCCGTGAATGAAATTGAGTCAAAAAGAAAAACAGACAGATCAAGTAAATTATGGTATGACATAAGAACCTTAAAGAAAATCAAATTAATAGCAAAGGAAAAACTAAATGCAGCTAAGCAACAACTTTTCGCTTAAAGAACTAACTGCTTCACAAACAGCAGATAGACATGGTATTAGCAATAATCCAAGCGAAGATCATATGGATAATTTAAAAAAACTATGTGATAATGTTCTACAAAAAGTAAGAGATCATTATGGCAAAGTAGTATCCGTATCTTCAGGATATAGAAGTCCTGAACTATGCGTTAAAATAGGATCAAGTATGAAGTCACAGCACGCTAAAGGCCAAGCAGCAGATTTTGAAATCTTCGGCATTGCTAATGCTGATTTGGCAAAATATATTATTGATACTTTGGATTTTGACCAATTGATATTGGAATTTCACAAACCAGAGGAACCTAATAGCGGATGGATTCATTGTTCATATAAGAACAAAGAAGAAAACAGAAAACAAGTATTGAGAGCATACAGAAATGATGATGGCAAGACGGTCTATGAACCGTATGATCCATCGTGAGCTGTTGAACGTCTTAATGATGACAAAATAATAGAACAAAACAAGATCATAGACGCCTATATGCAAAAAGGTATATAGGTGCTTGACAGCTCTTGTATATTGTGATATAATGAATATATAATAAATTACGGAAGGTATATTATGGCTTTTAATTATGTAAAACGAGATGAATCTGTTCTACCTAAAAATTTAGGTAAGAAAGGCAAGAACATTGATGGCATAAGATTTTATGAAATCGGTGGGAAGAATATGCCTTCTGTAACCAGTATTCTAGGTTCAATTCCCGAAAGAAAAATAAAGATAGAGGCATGGAAAAATGCAGTTGGTGAAAAGATGGCCAACTATATTTCAGCGTCTGCTATAAATCGTGGTAAGACAACCCACACACTAATAGAGAATCATTTAAAAAATCAAAACGAGAAGTCTGCTGGTATCACAGCAATAGAACCTCTAGGTATGTTTAGAATTATGACACCATACTTACAACGAATAGATAACATACATGGTGTTGAGGAGTTTTTATATTCACCAGAAATATCTGTTGCAGGTCAATGTGATTGTATTGCAGAATACAAAGGTAAGTTATCAATTATTGATTTTAAGACCTCTACTAAAAGACGTGATGAAGATTATAACTATTCAAACTTCTTACAGACAAGTGCCTATGCAAAAATGTATGAGGAGTTATACCCTCAATACAAGATAGAACAAACTGTTATCTTGGCTGCTTGTGCAGATGGTTTTGTACAAGAGTGGATACACGGCAGAGAGAAATTTTCTGCTCACCAAGAATTATTTTATAAGCATACAAAAGACTTTTTAGAAAGAGTTAGTATAAATCCATAAATAGTTTTAGAGGATGTAATGACCAGCATTTTTAAAGAACTAGATATAAATTTAAAAGAAAGTACAGACGAACAAATAAAGAATGTAGCAAAACTAACTGCTTATCATTCCAATGTTTTATTACGTAACCAAGAACTCACAAAAGATGAGTATGCTAGAATATTAGCATTATGGGGAGACAAAACAAAACATAATGCGTGGTACGAAGATCCTGACCATCATCAAATACAATACGTGAC